GCAGTTTCAGCGACAGAAGTACTTATAGAAAAGGCTAATTATCATGAATATATGGGTAATGAATCACTGACTGTTACTGGTAATGCTGATCAAAGGGTTGGTAAATGTGATGTTCCAATAGATACAACTTTAATGATAATTGATGCATCTTATACTCAGGGTCACACTACCGCAATTGAAGTATATAAGATTGGTCGGACATCAGGAGGTATAACACATCATTATGGTTCAGATACAGTTTCACTTAGTTGTGGTTATGCGTCAGATATAATTACTTGTACAGCTAATGAGTCAGATAACCATAATAACGCAGCTCTTTCTGGAACTTGTTATTTCTATAGATAAATAAAGGATAATTATATGCCAAAAACATTACCAGATGGAAAAATAGAAGTAGAAAAAGGGGACACTCTTTGGGATATTTACGGTTCAGATTGGAAAAACGCGTCTGGTTATTCTGGCGACCCAAAAAAGTTAAAGATAGGAAGTGTTCTTCCTGCTGTTCAAAAAAAAGACCCAGTATCTACTCTTTCAACAGATGATGGCGAGGATATTTTAGATCAAACAAAAAAGAAGTTTGATACTCAATATGGGTTTGAGGATGATATACGCGAGGGTGATACAAGAATAAACCCCGAAACTGGCATAAAAGAAGTCTTTACACCAGAGGGTACTTTTGCTCCTGTAGATGTAGTAACTGATAAAAAGGGAGAAGAAGTAACCACTGATGTTGGAGATAAAGATGTTGAAGATACAGAAACTGGTTATTCATTTGAAGAAGCACAGGAGATATGGGGCAATGATTTTACAGGCATTCGCAGGGGCGCTGACGGACTATTTTATCCAGATTCATCAGCATACGAAAGAGCGGGAATCAAGGGATTAGAAACTGATGAAGATTTAGAAGATTTAACTGGTGAAGTAGATGAAGCGGATCAATTAATTGAAGATGAATATGCTAAATGGCAAGGATATAATGTAGAAACAGACCCCGCTTTCATTTCACAAACTAATGCGATTACTGCTCAATATGATATTCTGCGGAGGCAGATGGAGCAGAAGAATAAGGCTAGACAGAGAGCGATTGAGACTATGGGCTTTAGGCACGGAACAAGACAATATGCCGGAGCGATACAATTGGGCATTGAGGGCGAGGAATTAAAGCAGGCAGGCCAGCGCATAGCTGATATTACAGCTCAAGAATTAGCCGCCAAATCAGAAGCCAGAATTGCTTTTGAGAATAATGAATATACTCGTTTCAGCCAAAAGGTTGATGTTTTGCAGGGGATAAGACAAAACAAAGCTGACGCGCTTACTGCCTATAATGAATCTTTAATAGCCGCTAGTAAAGCAATGACAGACCAAATTAAAGAAGAAAGAGAAGCCGCTAAGGATGAGAGAGAGCGTCAAGAATCAACAACTGAAAATCTGTCTCACCTTGCTTTGACTTCATTAACTGGAGACAGCGAAGCTGATATGGCAATGCTTCAAAGTTTAGCCGACCAATATGAAGGAATAGATGTTAATATGCTTTCAAGCCAAGTCGTTAAACTCCAAACAGATATGGAAAACGATTTAATGACTAGTGATATTAAAGAATACAGGTTAGCAGTTAGTCAGGGTTATGAGGGGCTTTTTAGAGACTGGCAAAAAGAGCAAAAATCCGAAAAAATCATCAGTGGAGGTGGGGGGTCAAAATTTAGATTAGATCCAAAGACAGGGAAATATACAATGGTTATAGCTCCTATTTGGAAAGAAACAACAACATTAAATGGAGACCCTTTATTTGTAACGGAAGATGGAGAAGAAATTGATATTACAACAGTTGCTGGAATTAAAAGAACTATTGAAATAGGAAAAGAAAGAAATGAACCAGTATCAAGGGCTGATATGAAAGCATTTATAGATGAAAATACTAAAGCATTAACAGTTGGTTCTATTGATGGATTATTGGATGAAGCATTTGGAGTAGAATCACCAAAAGAAGAATCTGTTATTCAAATTCAAAAAGTATTTGCTAATTTAAGTAAATTAAAAGAATTAGGCACATCACAAGATAAGGCGAGAGAACAGATTCTAGCCGCCAACAAATTAACAGAAACAACTCAATTAATTGAAGATTTGCTTGATAATGTTTATGGAAAAGAAAAGGTTGGAAAGTTTAAAAAGTTTTTTGGACGAGGAGCCTAATATGGCGATCAATTTTTTAAAATCATTAGCAAGAATTGTTTTACCAAAAGAAACAGAATATAAATTTGGCATTACTCAAAGACCAATAACTTTTAAAGTTGGAGAAGGATTAACTCCTGAACAAAAAATTAAGGCTGAAGAAGTTGTTAGAAAGCCAGTTATTCCAGTGGGGCAAGAAGTTAAGATTCCATTTCTACAAAAGAAATTTACACTACCAATTGGCCCGGTAGAATCAACAATAAGAGGACTAACAGAATTACCAGAAAAAGTTCTCAAGTCAACATTACAAATACCGTATATTTTAAGAACTGGAAAACTGCCAGACAAAAAAGTTAAAGCATACGATATTCCAACATACCAAGAAGAAGCCAAGCATATAGCAGAAGGAGTTATATCTGGAGAGTTGCCATTGGTTTATGGAGCGCTCCCATTTGTTCAAGTTCCATTAGATTTGAGCATTATAGGGATTGAAATAAGTCGTGCTACAAGATTATTAACTCAAGGAGTAAAAATTCCAACTCAAGCACATAAAACTGCTTGGGAGTTTTTAGGTAAACCAAAAAATACAACCAAAGCTAGTAGTGAAGTTAAAAAACTTCAAAAGATTTTTCATCCAGATAAACCAACTGGAAATCCAATAATATCGCAACAAATTAATGATGCTTATGCTATTTTAAAAAAAGAAGGAATACCAAAAGTTTCTAAAGTTGGTCAATTATTAAAAAGAGTATCAAGAGAACCAATATCAGATTTATTTAGACCAATAAAAGAAGCTCAACCAATAATTCCAAGAAAAGCACTTCCAGGACAAGCAATAGTTGGTGAACCAAAACCAGCTTTTGGACTATCAGTTCAAGCAAGAAAGGATGTTGGTCGTGGAATTTCTAAAGACCTCCAACCCCTCGCACAAGAAGCAAGGAAGTATAAGAGTGTAGAGGAGTTTGTGAAGGCACAAGGTAAGCCATTGAGTGATATAGAGAGTAAATTTTTCAAAGACATTGGTATAAAAGCT